ACCTAACAATATACGACCACTAGCAACAACTATATATGGCACTACATCTGTGGCACTTGCTGCACTAGATAAAGTCAATCCTGCTCCACCTGCTGTTTCATAATCTGTGCCTAGTGATACTGTTCTGCCACCAGTTCCATCTTGTATAAATGTAATAAACCCAGACTGACCAACTTGCTCTGTTGTTGGATTGTCTAGTGTTACATTACCAGTTAATGTAAGGACAAAGTTTTGGTTAGTCTGAAAGTTTAGTGTGACATTACCAGTATTAGTTGTGTCTGTGTCTGTGGTTGCTAGTGCAGTACCAGTTACTTGTATGCCTGTTGAGGTGGTGGAGAATTTTTTGACGTTATCGTAGTAAAGGTCTACTGAGCCATTAGTTGTTGCTCCTATTTTTTGTTCAGTTCCTGCTGCATTATAAACATTAAAATTAGTAGCTGAAATATTAAAGTTTCCAGTTCCACTATCAACTATATGTGAGTTCGAACCATCGTGATAAATTTGTAAGTCAGAATCTGCACCAAAGATAGCTTTGTTATTATCACCTAATGTTAAGTCACCAGTCATAGCATCACCAGTAACAGCAACAAAGTCAGTGGATGCAGATGTTGCAGCAGTACCTAATCCTAAGTTAGTTCTTGCTGTCGCTGCACTGCCTAAGTCTGATAAGTTGTTGGCAACAGTTAGAAAGTCAGCAGCAGTTAATGCTGCATCTGCCCATGCAGAACCAGTATACACCTTGAGGTTATTGCTTGTTGTATTGAAATACAAATCACCTGCATTGAGTGCATCGCCATCATTGTCTACAGACGGATCACTTGACTTAGAACCTAAATAAGTATCATCAAAAGTATCTGCACTTAAAGCAGCGGCAGCAGCACTTGCAGCGGCGGCACTTGCACTATTAGATGCATTGGTTGCATTTGTACTAGCATTTTGTATTGCAGCAAGATTATCTGTTACGTTTTGTAGATTAGTTGTTTGACCTGCTACTGTAGTTACATTAGATGCAATCCCTGCTACTGTAGTTACATTACTAGATATACCTGCCACAGTTTGAATTGCATCAGTAGCATCTGTGCCATCTTCAATGTCAGCTAGTGTTGAAATATCTGCTGTTATTGCAGATAATGAACTAACATCTGCTATTGTAGGCCCTGCTTCTGCAGCACCTGTAGTAGCATTAAATCCTAAAACAGTACCAAGTCTGTCTGCTTTTAAAGGTAATGTTAAACTAACTGCTTCATCAGAATCCTGTAATCTTAAAGCTCTTGAGTTTTCATCATCAGCATCTGTTATCATAGTAAGCAGGGTATCTAGCTCTGTATTTAACTTAGCTATCTCAAATGCACCTGCACTTGGAAAGTCAGTAGTTCGTGCTAGTGGAACATCCCTAGTTATAATAACAGTACTGCCACCTGAAGCACCTGTAACAGTTGTGGTTATTGTGCCAGTTGCACCATTGCCACCTGTTACTGTAAATAAAGTTGTGTTAGATGTAGATGGACTGTATGTTCTTGCCACATTATCTACGAAGACATTTAAATCCGTAGATCCATCAAAGAAAATAAATGGTACTGCAAAAGAAGTTTGGGTAACTCCCTCACTTACCGAGTAACTTATTCGTGGTGTATTGTCACTTAATGCTATAGTCATAATTAACCCTTACAATTTTTTGTTACAAATGTCTATCTATTTCTGCCACCTGCTATTGAACGCAAATCATCATCAAGTCCTAATAAACCTAATAATGGTGCATTATATGATATAGTTTTAAGACCCTCTTCGGTTCTATCATTTACTAAATCGTAAGCTCCATTAATCCATTCTCTGTACATATTAGGTGTAGCACCTAACATTCCAAATGCAGCATCCCATCCAGTAGCATTGTACCTACCTTTTAACCATGAATTATCAGGATTATGCAAACCAAATGCAGCAGATGCCTCAATACCTCTATAAGCAATTTCAGAATATAGTCCTAATATTCCTGATCTATCTACAACTTGCATAAATAATTCAGAATAATCTTTATCTTCAAACCACCAATCAGGTTTTCTTGTAGATAAAACTAAATAAGACATACCCATCAAAGCTATTGCACCTGACAATCTATGCTTTTTATTTGGATCAAACATAGGTCTTAATATTCTTTGGTTTGCTGCAAAAGAAAAATTATAAAATTGAAATGGATAAGACATTACACCTGACTCTATACGTGCTATAGGATAACGATAAGAGCCATCTGCTTGTTTGCCAACTGAAGCACGTGGATCAGGCTGTATACCCATCTTAGCCATATATGGTTTCCATTTTTTAAACACAAAACCATCAGCCATTGTAGGTCTATCAAAGGCTGTTGCGTGCATTATTGTATTTCTAGCACCATTATTAAGATATGTTTCCATTTGTGATTTTAATTCACGATCTGCTTTGGTTTTTGTTGACCAACCTTGAATGTTTAAAAGTGGCATATCAGAATCAGTAAACTGCCAAGCACCATTCTCATACAATCTTTTAGCAAGATCTCTTGTTATTCCATATCTATTAAGTTCATCAATATCAAATTGATCTAAGTTATCATAATTTTTAATTTGATTGTAAAATTTAGGTATACGTATTGATGAGTCTATACCTTTACCTAAACTTGTAACAAATGAAAGAAAGTTAAATTTATAGAAAAGGTTTTCCATTGCCTCTGCACCCTTTTCTATCTTTCCCATTTGTAATGGTCTGGTCATTTCTCCAAGATATTTATCCTGTGCTATAGGTCTGTACATCTCCAAGCCTTCACCTACGTGTTGAACTTGTTTGGCATTTAATCTCATCTTATCAAAGTTACCATCAAGAGAACGAAATACACCTTTAATTACATTCCCCAAACCATGCTCAAGTACTGGCATAGCAACAGTTTCAGTTACTGCTGTAATACCTGCACCTGTAAGATATGTTACACCACTAAACTTCTTACCTATACGAGCAAACTTTGTATCCCATCTATTAGGTTCACGTGTCATTTGCCCTGCAACTCTTTCGTAATCTGAAAGAAAATCAGATTTAATATTAGCTATAGCTCTTTGTGTATACTTTTTTGATGTTTGCATTTCTGCTTCCATCATATCCATAATATAATCTATAGAGTCATCACCAAATTTCCTTGCATACTCTATTCTAAATCCCATATTTTTTGCATACTGAGATAGAACACCAAGATCTTTAACAATAAAATCTTTAACTTTCCACTCAGGTATATTGGTAGTTCTCATCATTATATGTTTGCCCTTGCCTACACCTAATGGAGTACTGTATCCCATAGGATCATCACCCATTGACAAGATATGAGAAACATCTTCTGCACCTGCTCTTTGTGCATCTTCTAAACTAGTTATAGGCAATCTTTCATTGCTATTGCCTGTCCATCTAGTTATAAAACCTTGATCTAAATAATGATCTGCAAATATATTTTCTAATTGTTTCTGCTTTGCAGGATCATTAAGCAACATTTGTTTGTCATAATAGATAGCCCATTTATAATTATCACGTGTTTGTTGATAGCCATCATAAAAGTTCTTTTGTTTTAGTAAATTTTTTAAACTTAATTTATATATTTCTTTAGCAGCAGGATCTTTTTCTTTTTTTATTTTTTCACCTAACAGTGTTATACGATCATCCAACTTAACTAAAGCAGCTTTAACACTTGCAGGTGTATGAAACACACCAACATCCTGTGCTAACTCATCAAAGTATCTATAAAACTGTGCTATACGTTCCATACCTTTACGTTTGTATTCAGGTATATCTGCGAAATAGGACTTATTCCATGCAGGATTGCCATTTAAAATTTGCAACTCAACTATTTCTTCTCTAAATTCTTGCTTTGATGGAATCTTTTTTAAGTAATCTCTTGTTGCATCATTAAAATATTTTGTTTCTATTTGTTTACCTAACTTTTGTTGAGCCTTTTGAAATGGTGTTAGGTAATCTATACCTGCTATTTGTCCTGTTCCCTGTACTTTATATAGCTCTTGCATATATAAATTATCAATATATTGCTCAACCTCTAATCCCTTAGCATTATAAACCTGTTGCATTACATCTATAGATTGTACTGGCCTACCTTGCATAGATACAGCACCATTAAATGCTATTTGCATATTGTAATCTTTAACAATACTAGGTGCTTCTTGACCATCATACTTGCCAAATTGCAATCGTCTTGATGATATAAGTTTATTTAAAAAACTTAATTTATCTATAGTAAGTTCCTTTAAACTAGAGCCTTCCATAACTGGATCTTTATCAAGTGGCACATCAAACTTTTGATTAATCCTAAAGTCTGCTTCAAGTAGTTTAATTATTTCTTCATCAGTAACAAATTTTGTTTCTACAGGTGCATCCATTTCATTTGGATTTATATTTTTAAATTTAATTTGTGATGCTCTTTGTTCTGTTGCTGCTTTAAATTCTTTAAATGTACTTGATTTAATTATTTTATTAAGTTTATCTTGTGTTATTTTATTTTGATTATAATTATTAGTAACTAATTTTGTTATGTTTGCTAAAGTCTCACCAGTTTCAGATGCTTTTTTTTGCATCTCATCTTTATTATTTAATAATTTTAATCTTGTTTCTTGTTCAGCATTAATTCTGTTTAACAATCTTTCAGTTTGACCAATGTTTTTTAGTGTATTTTTTCCATTTACAATAAAATCATCTAAGTTTTTAACATCTTTTATATTAGGCTGTTTTGTTTTTATTTTACCTATATCATTTGGATTTCTTGTAACACCCTTTGGATCTAATTCTGAAATATGAAATGCTGTTACTGGTTTAGCAGGAACATAATCTTTTATCTTTGAAACATCACCACTAAAATTTTCAATAGGAAAATCTTGTTTTCTAAATACATATATAATATCACCCATGCTTGCATCTTGTGGTGGCACATCACTTTGTGCTATGCCCTGTTTCAAACCTTGCTTATTTAAATCTTTGTTTCTATTTGTTCTATGAAAAACGTAATCAGGAAACCTACCACCTTTACTTAATCCCTCTATTATTGTTTCTTTTGCTAAAAAATTATTATTATTTATTGTAGGGTCAGGATTATTTTTGGCTTTATGATTAGCTACAATTTTATTAAACTTATTTGTTACACCCCTTGCTCCACCTCCAAGTAAACCTGCAAAAACAGTATTACCTGCTACATTAACAACAGACTCAGCATATGTATTAAATGGATCAAAGGGAGCACGAAGTGCCTCACTTCCCATACCAAAAAGAAATCCTATCTTACCTGATTCTTTAGCTACACCAAAGGCAGACTTAGCTGCCCATGCTGCCTTTATACCAGTATTAAACACTGGATGAAAGAAAGCTATATTTAATGGATCTACCACACCTGCGACAAGAGTAGCACCTAGTCCTGATCTTTGAAATACTTCTCTATTGGCTTGCATAGCCATCAAATCATTTTTTATATATTGGTAATGTTGTTTGTTTTTTGCTCTTGATAATTCATCTGCATAAAAATAATCTTCATTATCTTGTATTTCTTTTAGCCAATCAAACGATTCATCATATGGTGTAGCAGCAAAATTAAAATATTCCATAGTTGAATTAGTAATAGGCAACCATTGATATTTTAAATTAGCTTTAAATCCCTCAATAAAAGTAGGCTCTACTCTACCCTCGCTATCAGGATACAAAAAATGTAAAGGCTCAATTTCTTTAGCAAAGTCACCTGTAGGAATAAATTCTTTGGGCTGAGTATCTGTGTATTCAAGCCTCATTAATCAAACTCCTGATCCATAAAATCACTGTTATCTCTTATGTAAAATCCTAAAAGACCTGCTCTATCACCAACTCTTCTTCTTGTTTGAATATGCAATGGTGTTTTTGTATTTCCAAATTCACCATAATTATATGCTTGATGAAATCCTGCTTGTCTAAAATAGTAAGCTCTTAACTCAGGATCATCTGTATTAATCGCTTTTGATACAGAATCATAGTATTTAACAAATGTTCTTTTTAATCTATCGTGTCCGAATTGATAGGAAAAATCTATTAATGCTTTCTGCCTATCAACAGCAAGCTCTGCAAAATTTGGGAACTCTTTATTATACTGTTCATATATATCTTTTATTTTATCTGTATAAACAAGGTCTGCTGTTTTTTGCCTCATACCCTCTATACCACCTAACCCCATCTTTCTTTTAAATTCATTTGCCTTAGTAAGTAATTGTTCTCTTGTTGCATTTTTGTTTGTAAGCAACCAACTTTGTAATGGCTTTAATTCAGATGCAAGTTGTGGTGGCATCTTCTCATAGTCTTTATCAGTGAGATATCTAATATTAAACCCTCTTCCTATAGATAAAGTATTTCTATCTATATAAGGTGCAGTCCTAAAGTTTTCTTTATTAGATGTATAATTTACTATCTCAATTAAATTATCTTGTATTTGAACTGCTACATCAGGAGTAAGAAGAGTATTGTAAATATCTTTTATCTTATCTGTTATGCCTTCCTTTAAAGACTTTGCACGTGTTAGTAATTGCCATGATGGATTTTCAAATCCCTTTTGTGTAATTTTGTTTTCAAGATAACTGCCTTCCAAACCATCAACATATTCGCTAAATGTTTTAAGGGTAGATAAAATCCTTGTTTCATCTTCTTGCGTACCAAACTTAGTTACACCCTCAAAGTCTTGCTGTGATTTAGACCCAAATGATTTAGATGCTAGTGCGTATTCTCCTGAGTTAATTGGTTGCTCAAAGTTTTTAATAGCACTTAGTGTAGAATTATATGTTGAATCAAACTTATCGTTACCTATAAAATCTGAAAAGTCTATACTTTCTATATCAGGTTTTAATAATGATAAATCTTCAGGAGGTAATTTTGCATTTATTCTTTTTAATCTTGAGTTAAATACTTGTTGTAAACTTCTATTCCTTGCTTCTTCAGCATTATAAGAAAGTTTTTTATCAAACTCTTTAGTATTAAAATACATTTCAACACCTTCATTATTTAATAAAGGTATTCCATTAGCATCGACAATAGTAAATGCTTGATCCCCAAACTGTGAGTTTCTATAGTCAGGTAATAAAAAATATTCTGATCCTAATAATCCTTCTGTCTTTGAAGTTTCAGCAACCATAGTATTAACGTGCAATTTAAACTTATCATAGTTACCATCAAGATATTTTCTTTTAGGTGAGAATCTTGTTCTTTGATCTGTAAGACCTATGTTTTGTACATCATATATAGTTTCATCTTCTATATATAAATTATCGTATGTTCCATTAATAACATCAACAATGTTTTCTAAGTTAAACTCAGGAACACTTTCATTAGTTCCACCTTTTAATCTTTTAGTAACAAGAAGTTTTTGTACATATGGTTTCATTTGATACCAGTGCTGTGGCTTAACTTCAGTTTTTTCTAAAACAGATTCAAGGCTTTTATCTACAGATGTAACAGTTGCATCAGGAATAAACTCTTTAACAACCAATTTTATATTTTCATTTAACTCCTTTTCAGTAGCAGGTATTCTTGAAAAGTAATTAAAAGCATCAACAATGTCACCACCATTTGCCCTAGCTACAGCATCAATAGCATTAAACTTAAAGTATTCATCATCATAGCCTTTTAATTTTGATCTTCCATCTTTTGTATATGCTACGTTTTTCCACATATCTAAGACTCTTGATAGATATGCAGTCTTTTGAGAACGATTTAATCCTGACATTGCACTAAGTGTTGTAATATCAGGATGCTTAAATAACTGATGCATTGATGATGGAATTACATTTTCGGTTCTAGCTTGCCTCAACACATAACTGTAATCCTCACTAGGCATTGTTAATAAATTCATAGATGTTACTTTTGTTCCTAGATTCTTACTGATACCTGCATTTAATCCCTCACGAACTTTATCTGTATTTTCTAATATAACAGGTGCATTAGATGTACCATTAACCATATTGGCATAATAAGAAGCAGTATAATCATCATTCATTGCGTTCATAATTTTATCAGCATCACCTGATCTATTACTTATCTCACGAGTAATGATACCCATATCTGTTCTTGTAAGATCTAAACCATCTTTTAAATCATATATTTTTTGTAAATCACTTATACTTATTGCACCATTAGACAAATTTATAACTGTATTAATAAGTTTTTGTGATGGCTTTTTGCTTTGCATTATTTGTTCAATGCCTTTTATTGCAGGCCCATTCTCACCTAACCTGTCTACAACTTGATTAACAACACCTAATGCTCTACTTCTTCTTAGCTCTGCATACAAATCAGCAGCAGCAGGTGCTTTTATATGACCTTCTGCTACTAAACTTTTAATATTAGTTTCAATTTCTTGAACTGTATTTTCAATATCAACCTGCATTTGTTGATAAATCTCAGGGCCTTCTTCTTCTATATTAGATTGTTCAAGGTTTGATTGTGCATAAGTAAGAGTAGATAATGTATTAATATTATCTTTTGTTGTTAATAATGTGTTTTGTGCAGCAACTCTTTCGTCTCTTGCTATTGTATCATTTAATATTTTGTTTGAGTGTAAGACTCTTTGATTTGTAACTTTAGTAATAAAGTCAGGAATGTATTGATCCATTCCATTATCTTTAAAGTTTTTAACGTGAGCATCTATATAACCATTAGCTAATTTATCAAATTTATCTTTATCATATTTATATTGGCTTTGTAGTCTTCCAAATTCTTCTTGTGCCATTAATCCTATGGCATTGCTATATCTTTCAGCTAAAATCTTTTGTGCATATGGAGCACCAACTTGTGAAAAATTAGCTTTTTCAAAAAGAACTTTACCATCTTTTGCTACTGCTAATGTTTTTGCTGTATTAATATCTGTCTTAATTGCATCTTGTCTTGCTTCTTCCCAAAAGATTTTTTGCATTGAATCGCCTAATTCAGCGACTGCTAACCCTAATTGTCTTGCACCTGTATCAGCAGCAACAACACCAACAGGTTGGTTTCTAAATGTAGTAGGTTTTGATTTTATAAATTGTGCCATTATGTAATAAATCCCATATCTTTACTTGGATTAGGCATCATTGTGCTTGCTTTATATCCTGCACCCAGAATAGTTCCAAATGCTTTATATCTATAAGCTCTTGATATATTATTAGCCTTAGTAACTGCCATTACAGCCTGTTGTGCATATTTACTTTGTTCAGCAAGATTTTGATAGTTTGATCTAGCAGCAGCAGTTTGAGTATCCCTTTCTGCTTTTTCAAGTATTCTCTTATAAGATCTATCTGATCCTAAATCTCTACCAGTAACTCCTGCAACAGCAGCATTTGTAGATTTAAAGGTTTGTAAATTTTCCATAATCATATTATGTTCTTGCAGTGCTTGCAGCTTTCTAATCTTTGCCTGTGTTTTAATATTTCTTTCAGTTAATGCACCCTCTACTTTTGCACCTGCTGCTGCATCACTATATCCTTTTGCTGTTACTAATGCTGAACCTATTGCTAATGCTACTTGCCACATTAAAATGCCACCTCTACTATCATACCATTAATTTGAAGATCCAAAGGAAACGACTGAGATACTGTTACTCTTGGATCACGACTGTAACCTAACATCCTAAACTCTTCCTTACCTGTAACTGCTACCCTATCTAAACTCATATCATCTGTAACATTTCTAATAATAAGATCTCTTGTTGTAGATGTATCCTTTGGGCCAGTAACACTTACAGCAGTTGTTTCAAATAAATCTAATACAACTTTAGGAATCTGTCTAGGTTCTCCTGTTAATGGGCCACCTTGTATAGCTGCATCAATAGGTAATGTTTTAATTGTAGGTGTAAATGCGTAACCAATATAGGCTTGTGTTATACCACTCTTAACTGTTGAAGCATCTATCTGTCCACCTGATATAGTAAACTCACCAAGATAGTCATTACCATTTGTAGCTTTTACCACAGCATCATTCGCAAAATGTGATGTAGCTAATCCTGTAAACACACTAGCAGTTCCTGTAAAACTATCACAGAAATCCATAGGCATATCATCTTGAAACTCTTCTAAGAAATACTTGGTTGTGCCTGATCCATCATCTCTAGCTGCAACAACAAACAATCTTTCATGTACAGAACATATACTATGCCATGTGCCTTGAGTATTCCACAATGCCCAACCTGCTTTCTCATCACCCCTTACAGAGTAAAACACAGCAATAGTTCCATCACTATTTATTAAAAAGGCATAAGATTCACTACGATTCAAAGCACCTTTAATAGATGCAATCTGTACTGGATCTATTATTAAATGTGGTGCAAGTCCTGATACAGCAACAGATGTATAAGCTGCTTCTGCATCAGTAAACAAAAACTCTCTCAATGCACTACCAGTTTTCTGTATAAATAAAGTAGCACCATCAAACACAGTAGGTCTTACATAAGATGCACCATATGGTGTTTGTCTTCTTATCTGTGCATTAGATGGTGTAACTGGCTTATCTACTGGTGCTTGTACAAATAACTCTGCACCTGTAGTAAATACTTGTAGATCTCTGTTAGATACTAAATGCCTTATAGTAAATATCTCACCTACGTTTGCTGTTAAATCTATAGCATCATCATCTTCTGCGTCACCAACATCAAAGTTAAAATACTGACCAGACTTACTACCCCATATACCATCAGGCTGTGCTAATGTACCACCAAACCATAATCTGTTTTGATGAAATGTAACTGCAGCAGGATACCCTCTTAATGAAGAGTAACTTTGTTCTTGCCATTCAGATGTAGCTGCACCACTAATTATTCTTGGTGAACCACCACCTATAGCAGTTGATGATGCTGTATTCCCACAATCATACTCATAACTATTCTCATCAATAACTGTAATAGTATGTGTGCCATTTATATGACTATTTGTAATACCACCTAATGAACCTGCTCTTTCTACTGTTATACTTGCTCCAGTAGCTAGTCCATGCAAAGCATCAGTAACCTTAATAATGCTAGAGTTTTCTATAGTTTCCAAAGAGTCAATCGGCAACTGTCTTCTTAGAGTTCCATTAATTGTAACTGTAACTGTAGTTGCATTTGTAAATGCTGTTATTCTACATCTCGTTTCACCTATCAATAGATCCACACCCACATGACTAGAACTAAAGTAATCATCTGATGATGTTAATGTAACACCACTTCCTGTTGTAGCACTTGCCGATATAGTTGTGCCTAGTGCTTGGAAAGGAAAGTATGGTTGATATATTTTATTACCATCTCTTGATTCATCAAAGTTAAATGTATCTACTGCAAATGTAGTAAGAGATGTTCTTGTAAGCAATCTAATCATAAATGTTTGATGAGCAATAAACATTACATCACCTTGCTGTGCAAAAGTAATCTCTTCAAGATAAGGTGCTGCTGTTGTATTTACTAACCATGTTTGCCCAGTAATAGTTTGTATAGATGATATATTCCCAGTAGTAGGACTAATCTGAAATATCTCTATTCTTTCATTACTAAATGCTATTATATATTTTTCATCATCCGAAAATATAAAAGGTTCTATTCTTACTGACTGTCTTAAAGACGTAGAATGTGCAGGGTTACTTCCAAAGTTTGCCCATCTTTTTGTGCCAGTTCTTTTCTTTAATCCACCCTCAGACCTAATAAAAAAGTTTCTTACTTGCTCTGCAGCATTAGTATAAACCTTTGTATCA